GCCTTTTCCCACCCCATCGGGACGGCGAGAAGCGCGGGGTCTGCAATGGCGGCATTGACAAGTTCTGCTGCGGCAGCGCCCGCGTCATGCTTGAACGCATCCACAATGGCAGAAAGCGTTGGGACGCTAGGCGGCGCCTCCTCCTCGCCCATGTCAGATAAGGCGTAGAACTTGCTCTCCAGTTCGCGGTATTGATCTGTGTTTGTTTCACCGGCAGATTCTAACTGGTCGAGCATCTGCGATATGGTGTCGAGTTCCTTCTCTCGTCCAAGAAGCCTCTCCTTAACCCGTTTCTTTTCCTCATCGGACTTGAACAGGTATTTCATGCCGCGCTGTACCATGCCTTCTTCGGCTGCGCCGTGCGCAGATGAGCCAATGGCGTCTTGCAAGTTATCCCACGGGGCGCGAATGTTGTCTACAAACCCCTCGGTTCTTTTTACAACAGAGGTGTTTGGAACGAGGTGAGAAAATTGGTTGTCGCCCTCAACCTGCTTAGGAACCAGATGGTCGAACGCTCCGCCCTGCTTCGGAATCAGGTGGTCAAACGAGTTAGAGGTCGGCATCGCGGATGCCATACTTTTCTTCCAGTTCTGCTATAACCGCCGCCCTATCCGCTCCTGCCTGTATCGCGGCTCTAGCGTCACTTATCAATCTGCCCTGCTCAGACTTGGCCGTTACGGTTTTCTCGTCATCAGGGTTCAAGGCGTCGATGAAAAGAAAGCTCTGCACCTCCTTGTAAGTCTCAAGCTGGGACTCCATTTCCCGTGTGGCAATATCTAGCGCATCAGCATAAATGACGCCTTGCTCGTCCTGAATCTGTCGTGCGCGGTCTGCGATACGTCTTGCCGCAAGACCAACCTGTTCATCATCAAGCCCTGACAGCTTATCGTTAGCTTCGACTCTCTCACGCGCAGCGTTGATATTTTCCTTAGTTGGCTGCGGCGGAGGCTTAACATCAGGGCTTGCCGTCTCCATGCGAATGTTCTCCGCATCAGCGCGGCGCTTATCTCCCAGGGCGAGACTGGCCTCTGCCGCAGCATTGTCCTTGTTGATTCCAGCCAGCCCTTCCTCAACCTCAAGGGCATATTCCTGCTGCGCACGAAGCTGCTCTTGGTAAAGTTGTTCAATCATGCTGGTAGCCGCTGCCGCGTTCGCCCCCCCCGACTCTGATACACGCTTGAGGTATTCGATGTGCTGCTGCTTACGGGCAACCTCGTCTACCATCGGTATCATGGCGTCAATTTCGCCACGGGTTGTTTCGTTCCAAACCTCGTCCAACTCGGCGTCGGGAATCAGTTCCTTCAGGCGGGGTCTAACTTGCTGATAGTTCTGCTCGTTGGCGCCTTTTGCGATATTGCCGAACTCAATGAGGCGTTGGTTCCACGCATCAATCTTCGTCTGCTGCTCAAGCGCGATGGCCTGCTGCTTTTGAGCGGAGTTTACCGCGTCCCGCGTTCCACGGTTAGCCTCGTACTCGTCCTGTTGGTATTCAGCGGCCTCAAGACCCTGCTTCCTGATTTTGTGCAAATCGTCGGACTGTCGCTTGTCGCGGGCCATGTCAAAAACCGAATTGCCCCGCATCTTGTCTGCAATGTCGAAAACTAAAGGCATATCAGTTCCAGATTATTCCGCTGTTGTTCCCATCGCCGCCTATCAGATCGGGGATGGCGCCAAGAATTTCTGACGTAATGTCATTACGCGACCGCGCCTGATTGGCATAACCAGATGCGCGATTGTAACCCTGCGAAGCTGCGCCAAGTCCCATTTGCGCGCCAGTCTGAATCGCAGCAGAGCCGCTATTAGCCGCCACTGACGGGCCGAACCCGGCAATGCTGGAAAGGCGGTTGTAGATGTTGTTAAACTCGTTCGTGGCGAAGTTCTGGTTGTATCGCAGGGCCTCACGAATAGCTCCGCCTGACATATACTGACCGCCCGCCGCCTGTCGCCTTTCCAAAGCCCGCTCACCCTCCGCAAGCCGGAACGCATAACCTGGGTCTTGCTGCCAGTCATATTCGCCAGCCTGACCCCCGGAAGGGGCGCTCATCATCGGCGCCACATTCTTGCGGAACTCTTTGTCCATCCCGCCATAGGGGTCGTTGTTTTCCCCGTAGAGGGTAGACAGTATCGGCTTGTTAAAGCCATTGTAACCTTTGAGGCGTGGATCAGTCTGAGCGCCCTTGATAGAGCCGTTCTGCCTGTCCCAAATGTACTGACCGAGGTTCTTCGCGTCATCGCCCTCGTAACCAAGCTGAGTGGCGTACTTGATCGCGTCACCGACTGTGCCGATGCGCGACGAATCGTATATCGGCCTGCCGGATTGATCGACTCGCCCGCCCGCAGAGGGAAGCCCCGTCATGGACAGCATGGCATTAAGCGCGCTGTATGAGGCGTTCTGGAACGGCGCGTTCAGGCCGAGGGCAATGTCTCTGGATTCACGGTTATAGGCAATCTCTTGGTCTAGGCCAGAATTGGCTGCGCCAACGGCTTTACTCCCGTCATCAGACAGGCCGCCAGCAATCGCCCCAACAACCGCGCCGGGGCCGCCGCCGCCCAAAAACCCGCTAACCGCCCCACCAATCGCCTTCCCGATATTAAACCCCATTACGCCACCTCCACGCCGGATGCGGTTATCGTGACCGCAGTTGCGGCATCAGCAACGGCCTGAATCGTTGCCCCAGCAGGAAGAACGTGATTCAGTGCCTCTGGAACCGTAATCTGATCGGTTGAAGGCACAGAAAGCGCGTCAACAATCTGGTTTGTCGCGTCGGCAGAGCCGCCGCTTGGAACAAAGTGAATGTCAACGGTGCGGCCTGTGCCGGTTGTGTTGCAGAGTGTTAGCGCCCTAACAACCGTCACCTTGTTCGTTGGCACGGTGTAGTAGGTTGTCGCACTTGCCGCGATCTGCTGCGGGGCGATGAGTTGTTTAAGAGTCGTTGCCATTACAGTCCTATGGCCTGTTGCCGTCTGAGTTCTTCAATTTCACGCCCCAATGCCGCAACGTGCGCGGCGAGGGTGATGTGCAGTGAGTCGATTTCGATGTCGCGTACCGCCCGACTTATAGCTGACGAGTCAAACACGGGAGTAGAGAAGTCCGCCGCGTCAATCTCTCCAGGCGTAGCGATATACTTCTGTAGTTCAATGACAAAGCCGACCCAATCCCTCGGGGTAGCTGGCATTGTCTGGATTGCCGGATTTTCTAGGAACTCATTCGCCATGTTCTTTGGAAATCAGCCCCGTGTAGACGGTCTTGCCGTCATGCCTTCTGATAAAGCGGAACACCCAATCGCGCCCCGATGAGAACTTCCGCCAGATTGCCCGCGCTTTGTAATTCCCAACAGCCCCGAACGATGCAACGCGCTCGTTTGTGAACGTATGCCCGCCGTCCCTTGAATAAGATAGGGCAACATCGCCGCCAACGCCCTCCTCGCCCGTCAGTTGGACAAGCCTGACATGAACGCGATCTTCATCTGCATCCTTCATGCCCTGCGTCGTTAGCACGTTCGGGATGATCTCCCCATCTAGCGTGTAGACTCTGGATGAGAGTTGGTAGATTTTACCGTTCTCAAAATCACCGACGAAATGCTTGCCGAACGCATAGGCATGGCAATTGAACCGTTCTCTGGACGGGAACTCGTCATCAATCTCATGCGCCCGCCTGTGCCACTCACCCTCTGTAATGTCATAACACCATGTAACGCCCTCTGAAGGAAACGTGAGAACATAGAACTCATGCCCCTCAAATCGGTATGAGTAGCCTATTGCGTCATCCACTTTTGAGTAAGTGGAGATTTGATAAGCGACCTGTGGGTCGCGGGCCGTAAGGTGCTCCGGCGCGTACTGCCGCGATATGACGGGGACAGGGCTTCCGTACTCATTCACACCGAGCCATGCAACGGCATTGTCAAGGCGAGCAACGGAATGCTTGGCAGCACAGCCCATCTGCTGAAAGCCGCTCTGGAAGCGTTGGAAAAGGTTGTCAACGCCACCAGCGTTGTACCAGACCTCGGTAGTCCTCTCGCCAAGCAGCCATATCTCACGACGGTCTACAATCAGAGACACAAGGTCATCTGGCGCCCCTTCAGCCGTGGAAAAGTTTAGCGCCGGTAGGTCAGTGGCATCATACAATTCTGAATAGTTGAACTGCCCCGTGCCATCATTGATATACACGATGTACCCGTCAATGAAGTCGGCAACCGACGTACCGGGGGAAGATGCCGCCGTCATGGTTGAAGTTGCAATGTCCCACACCTTCAGAGGCCCGCCATCCGCAATGATGATCTGGTTGCCGTTGTCCGTTATCTTAACGGGGCCGGACGATGACCCGATACCGGCGACCTTCTGCGCGTTACCGTTTGCCTGAATCCGGTAGAAACTTCCGTTAACAACGGCGTAGAGATACGACCCGTGAGCGTAAAGGCCACGAACCTCGCCATCTTCAGGTGTGCAGAATACCGTTCCGCCGTGGATGCCGACAAGAATCGGCTCAGAACGCTCATCCTGGCCGCGCTCCTGAAACAGATTAATGACTTCCTGAGAAGCCGATGCTGATGAGCGGCCCTGAAGTGAGCCGCCTGATAGCCTAAGCCGCACCTATGTCCGCCTCAAACTGAACGGGCGCGTTCTCCACATCAAAGTCGAGAACCCCCTGAAGTTTCTGCGCCGCTTTCTTCTCAATGTACATGATTCGGCGCTCCGACACTCCGTACTCAGGCGCAAGTTCTGCCGCCAGCCCCCATATCAGAGCATTGCACCACTCCACCGGAAAATCAGCGTTATCGGAAGCAGCATCAAAATCATCAGGATAATAATTAGCAATGAACACAACCTTATCGTCAGTGCCATCACCCGCAGGCCATAAGCGCATACTTCCCGAATCGAGCGTGGCCTTGTAAAAAGCCAGCGTGGGGACGCCGCTCTGATCTTTATCAGACAGCGTGTAATATTCTTCCTCACCGACAAGGGTGATAGACGAGTCAATGCCCGATGTGCTTCTGCGTACAATTGCATCACTCAGCACCGAATGAGGCCGGAAAGCCTTCGTCGTGTAGAAATATACCTTGTTGCCCGATGAGGCTGCGCCGTCTGTTGCCGATGCAATCGTCACCGTGGATGCGCCGATTGACGAGATTGTTGACCAGTGAATAGAACCGTCATCAATCTTGACGCCGATGTAGTCGCCAACAACCATGCCAGTCACGGACGTAACGGAAAGCACCGTTTCGCCTGACGCTTCATCAGCGGAAAGGGTTGTCTCGCCGTATGACGAGGTAACGTGGTCGCCAGAAGGGCCGACAGAATAAAGCGCCTGACCCTTCTGGACGAACAACGTCAGTTCCTCGCGGAGCCAGATGTCGGCGCCCTCCACGATAAAGTCCTGAATAAGCCCGTTCAGAGCAAAGGCCGCGTCTGCAACCTCATCGGCGCCGGGAGACTCACCAGGGTCATACTCTCCGATTTTGCGCAGAGCCGCCTTGATGATGTCGTTTCTGGTATAGGTAAAGTTTTTAGACCCTGAACGAGCCATCCATTAAGCCTCGGTTACGACTTCGGTGTAGTCAACGATGATGTCGAAAACAGCCGTATCCGAACCGGCAGAACACGTATAGGAAATCGTGTCGCCACCAGCAGTGATGTCAGGCTTGCGGGCTGCGGCGGTTGTAGCTTCCGTGATTTCAAACAGCAAAGCACCGCGAGTCACCGCGCCGTCTGCTAGGGAGCCAAACACCAAGCCTTCAGTAGCCAGCGATGCGCCAGCGAGGAAGCCGTTCGGGTCGTTGGAAGTGCCCGTCGTGCCAACGTCAACAGTCTCAGTCGCATCAACGGTGATTACGTTGAGGAAAACATCGTGAACAATGGCGTTGGTCGGAAGGGTAAAGCCGGTTTCAGTCTCAGTTGTCTGCGCATCACAACGAATAACCGCCTGTTTGCGGATAAACTTCGTGTCGGCGGCAAGGTAGGACTTGTCCGTCGCGGTCGTAGAACCGCTGTACTTTTTGCGGGCTGCAATGCCCGTTGAAAAATTAGTACCACTCATAATTTACTCCTGAGCAGCCTTTCGGCCAGTACAGTAATTAAGAAAAAGAGGAATCCCCCGCCGAAGCGGGGGTTCCTTTGGTGCCGTTAAGCGCCTTCCGAGCCGTACAGGCCACGCGGGTCAGACCAGCCAGCCGAGAAACGCATATAGCCCTTAGCCTTAGCGTTATCGGTGTCAAAGTCCTCATCCTTCGTGAACTCAACGCCCTCGCGGTCATACCACTTCAGACCTTCCGGTGCATCAGTCCGAACGAACCATGCATCGTCATCGGTCAGGTAGTGATTGACCGTCATCGACGGGATCGCACCCATAACTCGCAGAGCGTTGGTGGCGTTGTTCGCCGTGTCGTTCTGCTGTACCGAGTTGAGGATACGAATCGCGTTGAACTGTTCCTCCACAGGGATAATCAGCTTCGTCGGACGAAGGCTGATTTTAAGGCCCTTCGGATTCACAGCCTGACCAATCAGGATAACCAAGTCCTCAAGAGAGGCTTCGCTAAGATCAGCAGCGGTGGACAGTTCGTTGGCAAACGTGCCGCCAGTCGAAAGCGTATGAAGGGTGGAAAGAAGCTCCAGACCATCACCGCCAACATACGAACTGTTGAAAGCGCGGTTGTACACGTTGGCGCCGACGTTCTCACGAGTCTGCTTCATGCTGAACGCAAGCGAACCTGCGCGAGCCATCGAAACCTTCTCGTAAAGATTGTCGGCCAGTTCCTCACGGGTAACGATGTAACCGAGAGAATAGGCAACGTGCGTGTAGCGGCTGATGTAACCCTGCGTATGAGAGTCATAAACCGTTGCCGAACCTTCCGGCTTGACCGGAGCCAAACCGAAACCCGTTTGCAGAACATCTTCTTCCCACGCCTGAGAACTCGACTGAACGTCGAACAACTCGGTGTATTCCGTAGGATGTTCATCGTACTTGGCGCCAAACCACGCCTTTACACCCGGCCACAGGGCTTTAGGGTGATTACCAGTATTGATAACAGCCATTACTGTTTACTCCCTTAAATGCCAACCGTGTTAGGCGCGGCAATACTTTCGTTGATAGTGACTTCCCAAATCGCATCCGCCGTGCCAACATTGTCAAGGTTGCCAGGGATGTCTGCGAGGCCGAGAAGGGCGAAGTTGAGCGCGGTCGTTGCGTGCGACGATGAGTCGATGCAAGCACTGGAAGTGCCATACGCGGTGCTGCCACCTGCGCCTGCAATCCAGTCGACATTCTTGCCGATGTCCACAAGGTCGAGGGGATCAGTGTCGGCATCCTCAGTCGCTTGGAAAATCAGGTTAGTGTCGGTTGCAACCAGCACAAAGCCGGTGTCGCCAGATGCCAAATACTGCTTTGACAGGTCTGTGACAATCGGCTCAATGCCAACAACAACCCCGTAGAACGCTGCGCCAGCGGTCGCCTTTTCAACTTCAAGGTAGCCGTTGCCGCCGTCAGGGGCCGCGCTAATAGTGACCGGATCACCAACGAAAAGGTTTGCCGCAGTCTTGTAGTAGCAACGCTGTGCAGCGCCACTATACGGCGTACCATCACGGTAGCGTACCGGCTTAAATCCAAAAGCCATGATAAATACTCCAAAAGGAATTTATTGCAAGAGCGTCATTGCCTACGACTTGTCATGCTGACATCGCCGTATTGGTTAGCAACGGATGCTCCACCAGATTGGCCGCCACGAATCGCCTCGTCTACCTTGTCTGTCTCTTTGGCTTTTTCGGCCTTGTCCTCCAGATAAAACTCCTTGCGGATTTTCATCAGGAAGCCACGTACAGGATTCGAGCGGTCTTTGATTACTATTCGGCTTACTTTATTGTTGAGGTCAGAACTTCCGCCGTGAATCTCACGATCACCAACGGAACCCGTAATCTCGTCGGGCGAGACGAACTCGTAACCACGCGCCTGCATATCGGTAAGACGATCACCATCATCGTTCACCCATCGCAGAACCCAGTGGCCCGCATCCTTCTTCAATTCAGCGCCTTGCAGCTTGCGCCGCGAACCGTTGAATGTTACCCGCTCTCTCTTGGTGGATTTTTCCATTACTAACTCCTGTTAATCCCACTCATATTGCGCTACGTATTCGGCACGATCTTTGAACAGACCGGACTTGACCCACTTATCGCACTGCGCTTTCGCATCAGCCGGAAGTGCGTCAAACGTGCGCTTCTTCGGGGAGGCATCTTCCTCTACACTCTCGCTCTTACCCGCCGTGACAGATTGCCCACGGTTGGGGTTTGAAAATTTGTGCGGCATTTCTTCAGCCAGTCGCTTCTTCATTTCGTCAAGAAACGCCTTGCCCTGAAGGCTTGTCGTTGCACGCATATCCTGAGCAATGACATCAGCGGCAGCGGTCAGAACCTTGTCAGTCCCGTACCACTGGTTCTCCTGCGCCCACTGTTTAGCCCAAGCCTCCTGGGCGGGCTGCTGGCGACTCTGCTGGTCAATCTTTTCTTGCACACGAAGGAACCGCTCACCATCCCCTTCGGAAATGGCTTCGGCCTGCTCCTTGCGCAATCGCTCAAGCGCGGCATCGCGTTCCGCCCTTGCTTTCGCAATCGACTCACGGTGAAACTCACCGAACTCGGCGTTCGCAGACTGAAGTTGCTCAACCTTCTGGCTGAGTTCACCCAACTGCTGCTCAAGTTCCTTAGCGCGCTTCGTGGCGATTCCGGCGATCTTCTCGCCACGCTCAACGAAAGTTTCCGCGTCAGTCCACTTTTCAGGGTCGCCTCGCCACTCGTCCTGCGGAACCCAACCCTGCTTTCTTGCCTCTGCTTCAGTGTCCATACTTTTTCTTCCTCGGTTCTAATCCGGCGTAACGCACGCCATCACTCACTCTGGCAGTCACATCAACATCGTTGAAAATGCGATATTCCTCGCCATCCTCGCCGTCAACGAAAAGCCCGCCGAACTTGGCAAAAATCACCCTGTCACCCACTTTTGCGAACGGCTCCGAATAGTCACTCCACGCATCCGGCCCAATCGCAACGATATGACCGAACACTTGAGAGTTGCCATGCTTTGCACGCTCAGGGTCAGGGATGAGGATTCCACCACTGGTCTTTTCCTCAATCGGCTCTGCCTTGATTACCACCCTGTCGCCAACAGGCTCGATGCCAGAATTATTCACTGTCATCTTCTTCTTCCTCCCAAACGAGAAGTTCCAAATCTTCCTCGTTCAAGGCGTCAACCAGAACCGACAACTCGGCAATGGCACCGGAAAGGTACGCATTGTTCTCAGCTGTCAGGTACGGGTTGCCACGGATAAACGCTGCTTCACGCGAATCTTCAGCAACGGAAAGCCGCTTACTGATTAACGCGAACAGGTGCCCCGTGACGGGGTGGTCAAAGAACTCGTCCAAGAGTTCATTCGTTATCTCCATCTGACTTGTTTCCTCTGAGGGTTTCTTGCTGTGCGCTCAAGGATTCCCTCAACTCCTTGAGGCGCTTTGTGACTGCTTCGTACTGCTTCACTGCGGTCGAGTCACCAATCGCAGCGGCTTCTTCAATCGTTTTTGTCGCTTGCGCTTCTTTCAGCAGAATGTCTGCTTCAGCCGTAGCGGCCTGAATCTCACCACGAAGTTGAGACTCCTTCGTCCGGCGCTGTTCTTCAGCAACCTTGATCTCAATTTCAGGGTTGGACGGCGGGGGAATGGCAGGCTGGCCGTTCGGACCGAGCGGGTAAACCTCTTGCCTGTCCTCAATGTCCATCGACTCTAGCAAGCGGAGTTCAACCTTAGTCGAGTCATAGCCTGGTGCCGTCATTGCGCGCTGCGCAAGGAACTGCGCTTTGACCAGCTTCTCCTGCTGAGAGAATGCGTTCGGGTCAGCAGCGGGGTAAATGTCCTTCGGGTCGCCCCAATAGTCGCTCTGAAGAACCTTGCCCTCGCCATCAAGGGTGGCAAAGTATTCTTCGGGGTTCAGGTAGGCAGCGTTCAGGTTGTACTGAAGCTGGAACTCTTTCCTCAATGCCTTGTGAACGCGCTTGAAGATGCCGGAGAACACCTGCATACCCTGCTGCAACATCGCCTCCATGTTGTAGGCGGGGGTGTTCTGCCCCATGTCACGACCGCGCATCGCATCATTGACCGATGACAAGTCCTTCGTGAAGTCAATCAGCAGACCGAGCAATTGGTAAAGGACTGATGAGGGCGGGTTCATCGGCAGCGGGACAATGGAATCGCGGAGGGTAGAACCCATCACGTTGACCTTGTGCCACTGATAAGGTTCAAAGCGAATCTTGCCGCCTTTCATTCTCGCGCCCTTGCCCAAGAAGCCCTGCGACCCGTTCTGAAGCGTGCCAGAGTCAATCAACTGGTTGAGAATAGAGTTGACCGAAGCATTCAGCGGGCCGAGAAGCTGGCCGAAACCAATGTCGTAGAACGACCCATCGGGGGCAGGGATAAAGCCATACTTCGTGTAGAGAGGAATTGGCCGGATTTTCTTAATCTCCGGTTCCTCAGACTGCAACTGCTGAATCTCCTGATCCAATTGCTGCATCTGCATTTGCAAGGCTTGCGCCTGCTGGTCGATCTGCTGTGCAATAGCGATGTCATCATCGCTCATCTGCCCGTCAACAGGTTGTGGCAGTTGTTCAAACAAGGCCTGGGCCGCAACGCGGAGGTTGGAAATCTGGTTCTGCTTCTGCTCAATAAGCTGCGACTGCTTCGACACAACCACGCCAAAGCGTTGCACGATACGCAACACCTCTTTTGACGATTCGTCTATCGTCACCGTGTACGGTTCGGAATAGCCGTCACCGTCGAGGTCGAGATAGCGCCCCTGCTCAATGATGCAGCGCGGGCGGTCAGAATCGTCAAGTGCCTGCGAAATGCCAACACGCTTGTCCGCTTCATCAGGCTCCAGAACAGGGGCGGGGCCGAGTTCAACGTCCCGATAGATTCCCGCCATCTGGTTTTCTTTAATCTGGCGCGGGTAAATTTCCAGAACCTCGGAGATTCGCGGCGCCGTATCAAGCGAACTGGTTCTGTACGGAACAACCAGCTTGTCAGGCAGCACAATGCCCGTCTTGATGTCCTGATCTTCAGTACACCAATAACGCTTGATGTAGCAGATGCCGACAATGGGCAGCACCATCAGCAAACGGTCGTGAGCGTCATCCCACTCATCGTCCTCAAGGCACTGGTAGTTCATGTGCTGAGAGACGCGGGAAGCCCGTGCCGCCTTCGTGCCAGCCTCGTCCTGACCGATAACACGATGCTTCACGTATTCGGGGCCATTGAACATGGCGCCATACGCACGCACCTGGAACTGAAGCGCGGCTTGCGACAGCAGCGGGAACTTGACGTTCGACGCATTCGGCCACGGGTAGTTCTTCTTCTCCGCGACCTGAAGGGCGAGTTTCATCGCCTCCTTGTTGCGCTCCTTCCACCCCGAACGAGTCTCATCGTCCGTCGTGTAGTCCTGATGCACCTGATGACCGAGACGCCGAAGCTGATCGTCATCAAACTTATTCGTGAGGTTCTTGGATTTCTGAAGTTCTGAGAACTTGATTTTTGGTAAGTCCACTAATACCCCGTCATGGCGTCCCGACCTTCATCAATGAAGTCGGTTTCAAACTGCGATTCAAAAATTTCGTCCTCGTATTCCTCGTCGGACATGGGTTCAACCATCTCGTCCAACATGAGGCCCAACCACGAAAACGCATCAAACTGGTCTTTGAACGGATGCTTCGGGTAGCGGGTCAGTTCCTCAAGGAAATCCGGGTACCACTCTGCCTCCGAGTCAAAGTAGACCTTGCCCGCACGCATACGCGCCTGCATCGACCGACCACGGGCATCCTTGTCCTTCGTGGGGGAGCGGTCATCAATGTTCAGGTATATCCGGCTCTCGTCCATCTGCCGGTACAGGAACGGGCCAATCGCCTTAGCAATGTTCTCCGACTCAACCCGGAAGGTGTCGA